ATAAATATTTTTTATTAAAACTAGAGTTAAGAAACACTGTTATATCAAGGCTTGACGGTAGTAGTATTGCTTTTATGTTATGTATTTTAATGTATTTTACAAATTTGCCATAGCTTTTTCAAAGAAATTAACCGCCTCTTTTTCTGTATCATCGAATAAGTGACTATAAGTATCCATAGTCATAGCTAGGGTAGAATGACCGAGACGTTGTTGTAATTCTTTATAGCTGATACCAGCGTTTAAAAGTAAACTTGCGTGTGTATGGCGAAAAGCGTGTAATGTAAGGTAGGGCAAACCTGCTAATTTTAAATGTTTTGTTAGCATTTTTTGTAAACCCTCACGGCTAGGGTAAGTGTGGAGACCATTTGAAAAAACATGTTCCGCCATTTTACCACCATAACCGTGTTCTATAAAACATTGGTGTTGACGTGCTTTATAAAGGCGTAACATTAGAACGGTGTTTCTATCAATTGGGATTTTTCTATATCCTGCCATGGATTTGGGGCTATTTGTTTCCATACGAGACCAGACAATAGTTTTGTTAACGTCAATATAACCATTGTCTAAGTCAATATCAGACCATTCAAGGGCTACAGCCTCCCCGATACGTAGACCAGTCGCAAGTAAAGTATCATACAAAGTCTTATGGTAATAGTTCCTAAAAGTATTTGGTAGCTTATCCAAGTAATCTTTAAATTGTTTCAATTGGTTAGTCTCAAAATACTTTAATTCTTTCTTTTGGGAAATATTTTTCTTGTTTTTAGGTACGATAACGTTATCGGCAGGATTTACGGTTATTAATTGTAAATTAACAGCATATTTTAAAATACGCTTATTAATAGACAAGATTATTTTTAGAGATACCGAACCAAGGTTAGGGTTGTTAGCTATTTTATTAACGAAAACTTGAACCATTGGGAGTGTGATTTTTTCTACCCTAATATCACCGAACACAGGTAAAAGGTGCGTTTTTAGTTCGCTAACTGTTTGGCTATATGTTTGTGGTTTAACTTCTAACTTATGGTTTTTTAACCACAGTTCACTTAGTTCACGGTAATTCTTAACGGTAACACTCTTATAACGTGTGTATCCATTATCTTTAAATTCATTTATTTTGAACTCACGTTTTTGTTTTAGTTCTTTTTTAGTAGGCGCTGAAATAGTTGTATAGACTTGTTTCCCAGTCATGCGATCAGTACCTAGATAGATTTGTTCACGGTACACAGTAGTACCGTTTTTCTTTGCGATTTTCTTAATATTTGCCATTTGTAACCTCTTCTCTTAACTACAGCAGGCAGGCTATAAAGGTTTTAGAGTTTGAGGTTTTGGAGCCGTTCAAGACAACATGGTAGCGAATGAATGTTATCCGCCCTAATCGTTATCGGTTGGGGTGTCGGTGTTAAGTCGTTTGTTAAATGAATCAGCAGTATCTTTAAAAACCTTGCTGTATTCTTCTAAAAGGTTAGTAAAAGTATTCAATGACTTAATCTCTGTTTCTGTAAGTTCATTTTTAACAAGTCTAGGTGAAACATAACGAGTTATATCTGTATAAATGTTATCGCAGTTTTCTAAAAGTAGAGCGAACACCTTAATGTTAGAAACTAGGTCGTAATCTTTATATTTTTCATAAGCTTGTTGGGCTATTTCTTGACTTCTCTTAGCCGTTTCTTTTTGCTTAGCTAGTAATTCTTTCGCTATTTTATCATCGGGTGGAATAGTCCCAGCCGATACTGCTTCTAGAATTTTCATAGCGTCACCAACAGTTAAATTATCATCATAACCTAGTAAATAAGAGATAGGAACTTTGAAATAATCAGCTAAACTGTTAGCGGGCTTTGATTTAATTTCATTCTCCGGTTTTTCCCAGTTTTGGTAAGTCCTTAAAGTAACCCCTAAATTTAATTCATCTTTTATTATTTCATTGAAAAAATCTTTTTGAGATTTTCCGGTCGTTTTACGCAAGTCTTTTAGTCTATTTTCAGCCATACTACCTTTTTTCCTTTTCTTTGATTATAACATAGCGTTTTAATAATTAAAACAAAAAACGAAATTATTTTCGTTAAAATACTTTACAATGAAATTATTTTCGTCTATAATGTATTTTGTAATCCAGAGAAACGAAATTATTTTCGTTTGTATACCTGTAGTCTGGTTTGACGGTTAGGCGTCCGCTACAGCAAAAAAATCAGAAAGGAATATAAATGCTTATTACAACAGAAACAGCTACCAAAGTTAGGGTAAAACGAGCAATTCAAAACTTGGGAAAGGTAGAAACAGCTAAAAAATTACATGTTACACCGCCAACCCTAGCCAAAATCGAAAAAGGTAATTATGACGCCCCTAAGCGTATCTATGAAAGTGTTATGAATTGGCTTATCGAAGATTTGTAAAAAAAACGACAAAAAATCCCAATGTTCAAAATTACAATAATGGGATAAGGGAGGTATTTACATGGAAAAATTAGAACAATGGAACGGATATAACATTCGTTTTGTAGAACACAATGGCGAATGGTGGGCGGTTGCTAAAGATATAACTAGCGCTTTGGGCTTAAAAAACAACTCACGAGCTATTAGTACTTTAAAGGGAGTTACTAAAAGTTACACCCTTACAAATGGGGGAAAACAGCAAGTGACAATTATTGACGAAAAAGCTATCTATAAATTAGTGTTCAAGTCACGCAAAAAAGAAGCGGAAGAATTTCAAGATTGGGTATTTGAAATCATCAAACAGTTACGCCAACAAACGGGCTTAGAGGGCTTCCAAGCCTTTAGAATGCTAGATAAGCAACACCAAAAGAATGCTATGGCTTTACTTTCTAACGGTTTGCAAGGAGTAAACAAAGAGGCAAAACCTAAAGATATGATAAAAGCCAATACTATTGCTAACAAAGCTATCTCAAATAAATATGGGTATCCGAAAATGGTAAGAAAATCAGAGATGACCGAATCAATGCTAAGAGATAGAGAACAAGTGTTAGATGAAACAGTTGAATTAATGCTCGTTAAAGAGCGTTATGGCTTAAATTTCAGCGTTGCTAATACTATCTATAATAAGACGTGCTGAATGAAAGCACGAAAAAAGGCTTGAGTGACAGCTCAAACCAAAAGTGAAACTTGAAAAATATTAGATAAAACAAAACACTACAGCGGGCAGGCTATGAGGGTTTTAGGATTATCATCTATGCTTATATTATAGCATAGAAACAGCGTTATATCAAGGTTTAAAGCGTTTTTAGAAAGGCAATCATAGGGAAAAATTGCTGGTATTAAGCAGGAAAGAGCTAGAAAGGAGTAAGAATGCTTTATCAAGAAATTAATTTACCTATATGGGCGCAGTTAGTCATCATGGCTTTACTTATTCTAATTGGCATTGAAATAGCCAAAATCAAGCCCGTAGAGGACGATAAACAAGAAATCAAGGAAACATACACAGACCACGTCAAAGAGCGATACGGGGCTTATATTCAATCACAGGGACGTTATTACAATTAAGGAGGTATACGGAATGTACGAGCAAGAAAAAGACTGTATTTATAACATGATTGACCTAGCAGATAATGCAATTTTACAAGGTGATAAACACCACGCGCTAACTAGCCTTTACTTTATCAAGAAAGGGTTACAAGCACTATTAATGGGAATGGAGGCATGACCGTATGGAAATTAATCTACTAAGCAACGAAACAGAGCAAGCATTAATAGGTGGTATTTTAACTAAGGTTGGTACTTATCTAGAACGATATGAAAGCTTAGAGAACCCATTAGGGATAATCTCACAGCGTGAGGCAACCGAACGCCTAGAGGTATCTTATCCTACTTTGAGACGGTGGGAGGCTAGAGGGCTTAAACGTTACACGCCTCCTATTACTGATACTAAGACTGTTTACTACAAAATCACCGACTTACTAGCATTCTTGGGGGTAGATGAATGAGTATATATTACACTAAAGGCGTTCAAAACTCACGCTTATTTCTTTACGATGATGACAAAGACAAGTTTTTTTCTACTGAACCCTTTGAGTTTTTTAAAGAGTTCCCAGCAGTTGAAACCAAAGGAATGGATCTAGAGAAATTTAAGAAAAACCACGCGCCCTATTGTATCTCGGGTAAGGTTAAAAAAGATAAAGATGACGTGTACAGACGTAATGATGCTAATCTAATCTATAGAGATTTGATTTTCTTGGATTATGACAATATCACCATAACAAGTGAGGAATTTAAGGCAACTGTTAAAAAGGCGTTAGGTGACTATTCTTATATCATTTACCCCACAATTAAACACACCGAGGAAAAGCCACGTTTTAGGTTAGTGGTAAAGCCTAGCGAACCGATGAACAAAGAGACTTATAAGTCAGTGGTAGCTGAAATAGCTGAAAAAATCGGCTTAATGTATGACACAGCGTCCCTTACATGGTCGCAGTTGCAAGGGTTACCCGTGACAGTTGGGAAAAGCGATGAATATGTTAAGACTGTACACCGTGGGAAAGATTATCCCGTACCAAAATATGAGGGAACAACAATCAAAAAAGCAAGCACAAACGGTCACACCATTCGGTCACCTAACGAGCGAAAAAGCGTAACTGTAAGAATTATTGAAACACTATTCAATGGCTTTGGTGAAGAGGGTGGGCGTAACAATGCGTGCGCTAGCTTTGTTGGTTTGTTATTCAATCGTTACGTTAACTTTGACCTAGCCACGGCTTATCAGTTAACTGTAATGGCAAATAATAACACGCCCGAACCGCTACCCGAGAAAGAATTAGACGCTACTTTTGAAAGTATCGCTAGGAAGGAATATTCGACAAGAATTTAGTAAAGGAGAAATTATTGGAATTAAAAGACCTCGAACAATTAGAGAAAGAAATTAAAGAAGAGCAATCAAACATTAATAAGCAACCCGAAACAATGAACGAGCTAAAACAGTTGGTGGCTTTAAGGGGTGAACAATGGAGGAATGACCCCGAACACCAATATGAGGATAGGAAAACAAAAGAAATAAAAGCCTACAAGCCTATACCAGCCCAAACAGCGGGCGAACTTTTGAAGTTATGTTCATTCGTGCTTATTGGAAAAGGTAAGAGCGATAAGAGTCCGCTTTATCTATACAACCCCGAAACAGGCTTATATACAGATAGCGATGACATGATAGACGCTTTAATTTACGCTTTTGATAGTCGTTTGGACGTAAATACTTATCAAAAAGTTAAACATATTATCAGAATTAAAAGCGAACTGAAAGAGCAACTAAGCAGTAAAGAATTGCTAGCAGTCGGGAATGGCATTCTAAACAAAGAAACAAAAGAGTTACACCCTTTTTCCCCAGAGTATATTATTACAAGCAAAATAGCGACAGCATACAACCCGAGCGTAAAACTACCAACTTTCAGTGGTAAGTTCAATTTCAATGATTGGCTAAAGGAAATCGCCTGTAATGATGATGAGGTTATCACGCTTTTATGGCAGGTAATGAATGAGGCTATCAATCCACTACAAACACGGGGAAAATTAGTTATTTTAACAGGTAAAGGAAACAATGGTAAGGGGACTTTCCAAGACATGTTAAAAAATCTGGTAGGGGACGGAAATTATTCAACGTTGCGCCCAGACCAGTTTAAGGGATTTGAGTTAGGAAGTTTAGTTGGTAAAACTTTAAATATTGGTGATGATATTGAGAACAATTTTCTCCCAGAGGTATCTAACTTAAAATCTATCACCTCGGGGGATTCTATAACCATTAATGAAAAGTATGGCAGAGTGTACGAACTAGAGTTAAAACTGTTATGTATGTTTTCTGCTAACGAAATCCCAAAAACCAAAGATAGGACTAATGGCTGGTACAGACGTTTATGTATTATCCCATTTGATGCTGATTTTAACGGCAAAAAGGAAAATAAAGCCATTAAGCAGGTATATTTGAAAGATAAACAGTTACTTGAATGGGTGCTGGTTCAAATTGTTAACATGAAACCTTTTGATAAGTTTATCGAGCCTAAGCGCGTGACAATGCAACTCAGAAAATACAAAAAGGATAATGACGTTATTCAAGCGTTTGTAGAGGATATTTATATCCCCAACGGCTGGCATGAGTGTACAGCAGTACCGCTTTGGTTTATTAAGGAACATTTAGAAACATATGTCGCTGATAATGAAATCACCACACAGAAAAGAATCCAAAATATTAGCGGGAATGTAATTCGTGTTTTAAGAGAACTCACAGGCATTGAATATGGAACAACAAAACGCAGTGTTAAAAAAGCAGACTATCAAACATTACACTACAACCCCGAACAACCAGAGGATTATCCTAGCAGATTTGCAAAATCAAACCACTGTATAGTGAAAAATTAATTGGTGACATTGGTGACGTAAAAGGTGACGTGCTTCCTGTTATATGTCACCTCTTATAAAGCCAATGACGGTAAGGTTTTTGGTGTATTTTAGTGACATAGGTGACATACTTTTATTAAAATTTAAATATTAAATATATTATATATTATAGGTTTTAAAAGTTTTTCAAAAAGCAATGTCACTTGTCACCAAACAGCGTGCAATCCCTTGGGGGACAAGGGATTGAGATAGGTGACATTTTTCTATCTAGTATGTCACCAAACTACAAAAAATATAAAAAGGAGAATAAAATGGATTTAGATTTGATTGCTTATGAGCTAAAAGAATTACAACGCAATCATGGCTTATCTGAACAAACAGCCATGGAAATCTTGAAAATGCGACAGCTTAGCGATGACTTAGACAGCATTCGGGACGTGCTACGAGATATTCATAACACAATCTAAGTAGAGAGGACAAAAACAGATGAAAATTAAACTATTCAAACATGAGTTAGTTGCTGACGGATATTACAGCAATGGCATAGCAAGGTCTAGACTAGAAACCAATAAGGAACTTGAAATCAGAGTCAACGAGTTCATGGCTGATAAGAAAGTAAGCAATGTACAGGCTTACGGTGATAACATCATAGTTATGTATAAGGGGGTAAAATAATATGAATGAACAAGAATATATTGGCTATTGTGAGAAAGAAGTAACACGCCTTGAGGCTAGACGTTATCAGTTTATGGGTATGGAATGGGATGACTTAAACAAGGCAGACCATACAAAAATATTAGAGATTGGCGGTAAGGTAATGA